GTTTGTAATGGTACAGTATACCCGGACTCTAGATATTCAGTATTAGTTATGGCTAAAGGAAGTTGATTGGTAAAATTGTTAGTAGCTGAATTCCATTGAAATATGCCCCAATGTGTATCCAGTGTATCTAACCAGTAAGTACCATTAGCTGGCGAGCCTAGTGGACGATTGAGACTTGCGGTAAGTGCTGTCAAATCTACATTGGCACGTAATACATAGCACTGATTGGTAACACCCAAGGCTGAATAAGCTGCCAGTAAACCGTATTCATTAAGCTCGTATCCATTAATAGGAGTTCCTGCTGTGGTTTGATAAAAGAATGGCAATCCATAATGGTTACTCAACGCACGTTGGCTAGTAGCTAGATAAAGTTTATCTGCGTTAACTGCCAATGTTCCTGTGGCTACACCTGAACCATCTGCTGATAATTTATTTGACGCTGTAGCTATTACTACTAGCGGAACTGAGTTAGTTGCGGCGGGCAAGTATTGACTTTGATCAACTACTGTAACTTCTACGCCAGGGGAGACTAATGTTTGTGCCATCGTTTAATCCTTTATAATTTGTTATTAATATTTAGTTTATAATCAAAAATCTGGGCAGTTAAGAACACCAGACTGTCTGGTTCGCTTAATAAATAACTGTATGCTATACTTACTGATAGAGAAGAACAAATTAATCTACACGGATACGTAAAATTATGGATCCTAGACCTATATGCCCTGCGTGCAATCAAAGGCCAAGAGCAATAAATTGTAAGCGCAAAGGCAAATATTATTACTTGAGTCGTTGTAGTGTATGCAATGCTATAAAAAAGAGAATCCCGAAACCCACTCCTAAGTGGCAGTTAAATGGCTATAAGAAAAAACCTGCCTGTGATAAATGTGGATTCAAGGCTAGATATTCAGCACAGTTAATGGTATTTCACATTGATGGTAATTTGAATAACAGTGCGATTCGTAATTTAAAAACTATTTGCTTAAATTGTAGAGTAGATATAGAAAAAGCTAATCTTATCTGGCATCACGGAGATCTTGAACCAGACGTGTGATCTGCTCGTATAAATTATCTAACCCGTCTAGATTATTATCCAATATGTGATCAAATTCAGTGCCGGCCCAGGCAGTTTCGCTCACATGTACGTTGAATTTGTCCAGCTTGACCTGGGCCCAGCTGTGTTCAAGTGTGGGGCTGGATTTTTGATTGACCATCTCTGCGAACCGATACCATTCTGGTTCTGGCCCGCGAACTACTCGTATTACATTCCCTCCGGCATTTTTAATAGATTGTATTTCATTGGGAAATCTACAGTCAGTGATAACTACGTCATCTTGTGTGCTACGCAATTTATTTTCTAGACTGGCAATCCAGATATCATCGTGAAAACTTTTACGTGCTACTTCTGTACCCCAACGCTGTAGCACTAGACGTGGGGTCAATTCTGGCATGTCTAGTCTTTCTGCCCACCAGGCATCTACTTGTTCTCGCCACTCTCTACTGGATTTAGTACGGCCTTCTAACATAGCTCTGTCCCAGCCAAAAACAGCAGACACAGCATCTTTCAACGTACTGGCAAAAGATTCTCTACGAAATCCATAGATATTCTGAAGATAATCAGCTATGGTATCTTTGCCACTGCCTATTAGGCCCACAATCCCGATAATCATTTAATGTCCTTTATTTCTAAATGTTTAAGTGTCATTTGTAATCTCTCGATTTGTCTACGACAATCCTCAAGTGCGTGGTGGCTTGTTGGCGGTGTTGGGCAGTCAGGCCAAAGTGAGATTACAGAACGACAATCACGAATTTTGTAAAACTGCCACGGTTGTTTTTTATTACGGCTACGATAAGCATGTTCTAAAATGTTTATATCGTAAGTAGGACCCCGGGCCCATATAAAATCATGTTGCCACGCCAGTTTATAAAGACCATCTAAGGCTTCTTCTAATGGTATTCTATTTTCTTCGTTAAATGCTTCTTCTTGAGCGGCACCTTGAGTGGCCCACCATTCGATAGTTTCGTTATTGACTTCTCTATCTTCCTGACTTTCGATGGTCACTCGGCAATAAAAGTTACGGTCGAGATAATAGCCAGTGCCAAATGGATTAAAACTCTGTGCCGCTATTGTTAATATAGTAGCGTCTGGTGTAGTTGCCAGTCCCTCTATGTCTATCATTAAATGTTGTGCCATACATTAAGTATAACACAAATTTAGATATTTTATAATAAGAGTTTATCCAATCATCTGCATTATGATAGATTTTAACCAATTATCCAATAATGAAGGTCAGCGGCTGACTACCATCTATATAGTTTTTCAAATCTTCAAAACATTTTTCCATAATAGCCATTCCCTCAGCTTTCATGGCGGTACCATTCAAAGTAGTTGGGCCTTGTGGTCCGTTAATGCTGCCATATTTTTCACGAGCTTCGCCTATAATTAGCTTGCAGTTGCCATATATAAAGTTTTTTATCCACTGTTTGATTTGGAAATCTTGTAAGAGGTTTACTTCTGGTTTCATATTATAAGTCCAAAGCAGTACAGTTTCTCCCGATCCTTTGGGATCACGCACTAATTGTAATTTTTTTGTAACAGAATTCCAAGTATAGTTCATGTAAGCTCCGAACATACGCCCAGCCAGTTTTACATACTGACTATAAAAATCATACGTGGCTAACCCGCCTGATACGTTAAAATTCATGAGATACACGTTTAATGAAGCTTGACTAAACGGGTCAAAATTACTGGCATAAGGACCCGTTGAATCGCCAAATGTTCTGCGGAATACTTGTCTTACTTGTATCACTTCCTGAGGAAGGTCGTAGATACTTACATTCTGTACCAACTCCATGAAGCTATAACTTTCTTCATAGGCATTTTCCGCTCTCTGTCTATAAGTGCCTATAGTATTCACATAAGCTGATTCAAAGTGAGCAGGATCTAATTCAATATCTACTATTTGATCAGCTAGTTGTAATTTAACATATTCAAATAGATTTTGTTTGAGTGTTTCTAATGTAGATTGCGATTCCAGTGCCATAAGGACTCCTTGTCCTTATATTTAGTTGGTTACCAAGCTTTCAGTATTACTAGATTTTCATTACCCCTGCCGTTCCATTTTACTTCAGTTGCTTCAATATCTTTAAAGAATTTACGCATTGCCGGTTTGCCGCCTTTTAATAATTCTTTTAATTGCTCGGCTGGCTTTCGTAATGTCTTACTTACTGTTTGTGCTGTATCAAACGCAATTATTGCCGATCCTTTAACAGTAAACGTGCCTAAATGGCTGTCGGCTACTACGTAGACTAGTTTTCTTTTAGCCGAATCAAACAAGAATGCTTCTGAAGCTCCTACTAATTTGCTGACTGCTTCAGATTTCAAGTTAAGATCCGCAAATTCTTTGAGATATTTAAACTTTGAACTGAGTTTTTCTGGACTGACAGCTCGTTTGGCTCTGGGTTTGCGTTCAACTTTCTTGATCTGTACATAGCTGGCGCAGTCGTTGATCACAGTTTCGCAAAATTTCACGCAGTTTTTGAGTTGTAATTTGGTCAGATGGCTATAACCTTCTACCAGTTGTTCGTCTTTGCCTTCTAATACTTCATTAAATTCGTCTAATCTCAATTTCCATACTGCGGAAATGTGATTTATCATTTGTGGAGCCACGTTCATTCCACGAATCAAAGCAATAGGTTTAAAATCGGCGGTCATTTTAGCACCCGAATCTATAAAGTCATCAAATAAACCTTCTAATTCGCCAGCACATTCGCTTACTCTATCACGCAAATGATCTTGAATAGTTGTTTTTTGCTGTGTCACTTCCGCTTCACTGACTACACGTTTAATTTCTTGTTTCATCTTTAGAAGTTTAGTGATTTCTTCTTGTAGGATTAATTCCTCATCTTCAGTTAATTGCAATCCTACCAATGTCATACGACTTACCCACCCAATGGTAGGTTGTATATTGCTGTCAGCAAGTCCTCGAATTAATTTAGCGTCGCGATTTCGATTATTAAAATCTAAATAATTTGCAATCATCTCTTTGGCGTCTTTTTTACCATAGTGATAATTATACCACTGAAAGGCAGTGGCTAATTTAGAGATTCGATTGCTTGTGTCTGGTTGTATTTTCCAAACAGGTTCGGGCCCAATGTGCTTTGCTTCGGCAGTTTTGGGATTTAATGCTTTAATTGTAATTTCGTGTTTGGCCATAGTTTTAATAGTATAGTAGTAAAGTGAAGTAAAGTCAACCTAATAATACTGCAAACGTTATATAGGATTCAACATCTTCTAACATTTTGGTTGCTTGTTTTTTAATTTCCTGATATTTTGCTGTTTCTCGTTTTAATCTACGACACTCTACAGATTCTTTATTTAAATTATTGAGTTCATGATCTACATTTTTAATCATTTTTAACAAGTCAACCCTAGCTTGCTTGCTTTTGATTGCAGCTATATTTTCTACAGCTCGACTAACTCTCTCTATTAAGTTATCCATATTACTAGTAATTATACAATTTTGGTAATAATTAGTCAACCGTTTATCTGCTAAATACTTATTATGCCGTTCATTGATAACAAATATACTAGTTGGTACTACGATATTATCAATCGTGCCCAAACACGGGCATTTTTAACTAGCTATAGCGAAACACATCATATTATTCCGCGTAGTTTACAGGGAACAGACGAGCAGAATAATTTGGTTAAGCTCACTGCTCGTGAGCATTTTATAGCTCATTGGCTACTGACTAAAATGGTAAGTTCTAAAAAACACCAATATCAAATGTGGAATGCCTTTAGTTGCATGTTATATCGTGAAAAATCTGGACAAGAGCGATACAAGGTTACTGGACGAATATTCGAAAATATTAAAGTAGCTGGGTCTAAAATTAAAAGTATAAGAATGTCCGGAGCCGGCAATCCTATGTACGGAAAACAAGGGTCGAATCATCCTGCATACGGCAAAAAATGGACTGATGAACATCGCAAAAATGCTAGTGCTTCGCACAAAGGTGTTATTAGAACAGCAGAGTCAAAAGCAAAGCAAAGTGCGGCAATGAAAGGCAAAAAACAATCAGCAGAACATATTGAAAAAAGAAAATGTTCTGGTAGTAAAAACGGAAGATTTGGTTACAAAATGACGGCCGAAGAAATTGCTCACAGAACTGCCACTATGAAGAAAAATAAACTTGCTAAAAAATTAGCACAAGGAGTTACAAGTGCCTAGGTTGTCATTATATAAACCAAACAGAACCAATGATTACCAATTTTTAGATCGTACAATATCAGAAAGGTACCAAGTTGGCGGCGTGGATGTTTATGTACACAAATACATGGGACCCATTGTCGACACTAGTGATAATCCCGGAAACAGTGATGCGACTTTGCCGGTTTATACAAGCCAAAATCCCTTGTTTATAGAGGATTTACTGTTATTAGAAAATAGAGATAGAGCGTATGCGCCTGACATATACATCATGCGTATGGTATATACCAATCAAGACATTGATTTTAATCTAACACAATTTGGTCTATTTTTACAAAACGATACACTATTCTTGACCACACATTATAACGATATGATAGATAGTTTTGGGCGCAAACTCATGGCAGGTGATGTTTTAGAGTTGCCTAACTTAAAAGATTATTATCCGTTAAACAGTAATATATCCAGAGCTTTGCCACGATATTATGTGATACAAGACGCCAACTATGCTTCGGAAGGTTTTAGTCAGACGTGGTTACCGCATACTTGGCGTGTCAAAGCC